CACAGTAGATGACTTGAAACTGTTACTGCAAAATCTTGAGTTCATGGATGAAGATCAAGTGTTCGCCGCAATTCACGGGCTACAGATTTTTGTTGATGCTCGTTGTCAAAAGCTCATGGACGTTTACGAACAAATTTTAGAGAACAGGAGAGTCAGGAATTGTGAGCAAGGGGAGCAGACAGCGTCCTTCGGACAAGAAAAAATTTAACGAAGGTTGGGATAGAGCCTTTAGTAAAAAAGGTGCAAATGCACCTAAAGGGGAGAGCAATGGACGTCAACACACTGATCAATGACTGTGAGCTGAACGATGATCTTGCAAAGATCATTGACCGTCTGACAGTGATGAACCTGTATGAAATCAAAGAATCAATGGTCGATAGCTATGAGCAAACGCTGGACGGTAAGTTCTTAATGGTCTTTACAGAAGAAGGTCTTGAGGAAGACGCTCATCAAATCAGTCTACGCATACAGGCACTTGATTTCATCTTGTCTTGGCTGACGCCAGATCACCAGCCTTATGATTTTGACTTGATTGATTGGTGGGACAATGAGTAGGAAAGTACTCAATAGTTACAGAAAATGTAACTTTGGGGCAGTATGCGTAGGAATACTATGCATAATCTGTAGTTTATAAACTACAGGTATACACGAATGCCTAAAATTCACATCATTTCTGTCAATTAAGCCACCTAATGTATGCTATCCTCTACATTGTTGCACTGCACAATGGAGGATATGCAATGAACTACAAAGAAGTCGTAGAGACTACAGTGAAGAACATCCGTCAAGCTTCAGAGTGGGCACTCTTCCAATGGGAGAAGACTGTCAAAGAAGCAATGGAGCAGATGGAGCAGTTCCAATCTCAATTTAAAAAATAATATTACTGGGTGCCTATGATTCATAGGCACTTATCTAAGCCCGGCTGAGAGCTATTTTAAACGCCTCTGTCGGGTTTTTTCTTTTAGGGGGTACCCTAGTACTCCTTTTCTCGAATATCCCCATAATCCATAACAAAATCGGCCTTCCTGAACGGATATGATGCTGTCCGTGAAGGCACATTATTGGTCTAAACGGATAACGGGATGTCTGTGAAATTTATGTGATGGGATGTGTGGAATAGTGTGTGTATGTATGCCAGTGCGCCATGTCGCATCACGGGGGTGGGGATGGGGTGGGGTACTAGACTCACCCAGATCGCTTGCCACTACCCTGTCTTTCTAGAGAGTTCATCCAGTTTCGCCATGAGCTCTGCCTCGATCTCACCTGAGCTCCTCTGCTTCTCATCCTGCTCGACACGATCAGTGAACATAGCGATCGACTTACCCAAGAGTTCCAGTGCCCTGATGCGAGCTGAATCAGACTCAGCAGTCATGGCCTCTGTGTGAAGCTGTTCCAACACCAGCCTCTTCAAGCGAGCATGGTCATGCAGTGATTTCTCTTCCTGAGCCTTCTGTATGCTGTGCACCCTTTGTACAACCTGTGGGTGATCCATCAGCTTGCTCGCCTCAGTCCAGACGCTTTGGTCTTTCATGTTGTCGCAGTCATAGGCGCCTCTGTACGCATCGCTGAGAGTCTTACCGTGTGCCACGCTCTGTGCGAACTGCTCCTGCTTCGCCGTTAGAGCTCGCTTGACGCTCTGTCCTGCCACTACCTGTAGTCTTGTCTCTTCCACTGTGTTCCCCTATTGGGTTTCGGCTGATCTGTTTCGGGCTTTCAAAAAGTTCAAATGCACCTTTTCTTTTTCATCTTCCATTTTACTTACCTTCTGGAGCCCTTATCTGTTCAGGGTTGTACAGGGATGTAAAAAAAATCAAAAAAGTGTTTGCATTTGTAAAACCACGGGATTACCATTCGCAGTAGTGGAGCTCTACCCGATCTGGGATTCGCTCCACGGGCCGGAGAAGGCCGGTCTCTCAGCTTAGTGGCGCGAGCCTATGCTGACTGACCAATCAGCTTAGTGGTGCGAACCTATGCTGATCATGGCCAAGCCCCGATGCCTCCACTCAGTGGACATCGCGGACTCCCACACAGGCCCGCCCCAGTTCAGGGGAGTCGGTGAGCTGGCAGGACAGCAGTCCATACCAGACCTGATGAAACGACTTTGAACTCACACTGCACCCATTGCGCGGAGTGAGGAGTCAGGCGGTTAACGTGTAGCGATGGGAGACGGTGACAGACGGTGTCTGTGCCAAGCTGACAAGCGGATCGTGTGAATCGGACGCGCAAGGGGGTGACCCAAGCCAAGTGAGATCAGCAGTGCCTTGTACTGAGTCATTCGTCAAATGTTGGAACTACCCTGAGCGCTTGCAAGTTGGTTCGGGGTTTTAGTGTTTGAGGCGGGTTGGAATGCCTGCCTCTGTGTGTCTCAGGCAAACAGCCTGACTGATGAGCGGCGGTATCCGCGAAACACATGAGGAAATACCTATGACTGAATCATTTGGATTTAACATCGAGGGCCGTATGGTCAACCGCATGAAGGATCAGATGGAGGCTTTAGGCCTGCCAACTACCATCGACTTTGTTTATGACGATGGCGGACGTTCCAAGGTTGGGTACAAGTCAAGAGTCAAGAACGCAGATGACTGTGTCGTCCGCTCGATCGCTATCGCTCTTGACCTCCCGTACGATCAGGTGTTTCGGGAGCTGATGTACATCGGTCTTGAATTGGGTTTGTACCCAAACGCAAGGTCAGTGCATGAGCGCTACTTGAAGGCCCATGGTTGGGTGAAGAACAAGTGCCCGCGCAACACCTCAGGCAATCTGATCAAACTGCGCGACTGGTGCTCTGCACCTCATCGCGCTGTAGTCAGCAACTCACGTCATCTCACTGCCATTGTGGATGGCAAGTGCCGTGACACTTGGGACTGCACATACCGTCCAGTCAATTCGTACTGGACCAAAGCATAGTCGAAACGCCCTACGGGGCGTCTGTGGGATACGCCCTACCCACACTGATGAGACAGGGCAATCACCTTGGGAAATAGTTATGAACACAAACGGTATTCAGCATAACTTTCGCAGAGGTCAACTGGTGTGGAACATCAACGGCCTCGAGGATCGTGTCTATGAGATCGTCAAGATCACAGCCAAGCGCATCGTGTGCAAGGACGTTGGATGGATCGGAGAAACAGGTGTTCGCCTTCATGGAGGCAACTACGCTGTCTCAACCTGCACGCCAGAAAATCTGTTTCTAGTTGAGCCACACCTGATCTAGTCACCTACCTATGCATAGTCGAAACGCCCTACGGGGCGTCTGGCAGATACGGCCTCCTGCCACTGATGAGACAGGCCAATCAATTGAGGAAACTGTTATGAAGAACTACATCAAGCTGACCAAGACTCGCCCAACTGTCTGGCGTGGTAACGGCATGGGCACTGACTCAGCCGAATGGGTTGTGAAAGGTGCTGAGCACATCACTGTGCTTCAGATCGCTTCTGGTTGGATTGCACGCGATGATTCGATCCGCAACGAACATGGCTTCAGCCGTGTCATCGCCCGTGCTGACCGCAAGGCTGATCTGGTCAACAAGCTCAACCTCATCCACATCACTGAGGGCATCACTCAAGCATAGTCGAAACCCGCTCCGGCGGGTCTGCAGGGTTCTGATCCTACCTGCACTGATGAGACAGGATCACTTAACCATTGTCTGAGGAGACTTATCATGGCTACTAAAATCAACTTCACTCTTACTTCTGGCGCTCAAATCGAGAAACTCGATGGAGATGTTTCGGGCTTGAAAAATCGCGGCAAGGAAGTTCGCGAGATCATGGAAGGCAAGAAGGTTGAGGTGTACACACACATCTTGACTGACCTTGCTCTCTCTGGCGTCAAGCTCACCAAGCGCGGCAAGCAGATGGGTCTGCCTGTCACTGTGATGACAGCGCTCCGCGATCAGCTCTCTGAGTCTGGCGTGTCTGCCGCTTCAGTCAAGCGCTACGCTGAGAACACCAATGGTCTACTGCGTGTCATGCCAGAGCTTCTGGATGTCACCGCTCCAGATCATGACGGTGCTTTCGGTCAGGTTGCTGTCGCGCTTCACCGTGAAGGTCTGGACACTGAGTCCAAGATCAAAGGGAAGTTCAGGGCGCCCACTGATGACGTCTTGAATCTCGCCAAGAAGTTCGTCGAGTTGGACGCTGAGGATCGCACTCGCTTTGAGGAGTTGGTGCGTGAGCTCGATGAGGCCAAGCAAGCTGAGCAGGCCGCACAGGCGGAGGCTGACGCCAACGCTGATGCGATCAACGAAACGCTCGCGGCACTCGAGGAGGCGGCGGCTTGATGCCGCTTCCCCCTTGTGGGTCTGCACCTGATGCCGGTGCACTGATGATGGCCATGGCAGGCCGAAACCCAGAGGAGACAATTATGAACATTGATGAACTGTTCAATGACGTTCCTGCGTTCGCCAATCTGCGCGACTCCAACCGTCCTGTCTGGGAGTGGTTGAAGATTCAGGAGAAGGATAAATTTAGGTTCTCACTGCGTAGCAATCTGGCTCAGTACGGAAGTCTGACTGAGAATCAGATCAACGCCGTGGTCCGGATCATTGAGGGCTCAAAGGCTGACGGCTCTGTCGGCAACGCCTTTGCCAACCTGTTCAATGTATTCGAGACAGCCAAGTCCAATGGACTGAAGCGTCCCATGATTCGGACAGGCGCCATCAAGGTCTACCCTGCAGGCGAGTCATCTCGCAACGCAGGATGCCTGTACGTCAAGGACCGCAACGGCGAGTATCTTGGCAAGGTCACCCCTGCAGGCGACTTCTATCGTGGCAGGGGCATCCCTGATGAGATGATCGATCCAGTCTTTCACCTCGCGGAGGATCCACTGGCCACTGCAGTGAAGTATGCACGGGACACCGGCCACTGTGCCTGTTGTGGACGCGAGCTCACCGATGAGAAGTCTGTGGCCGATGGCATCGGTCCTGACTGTAAAAAGAACTTTGGTTTGTAGTCACCTGCCCATGTGTCTGATTGTTTCGGGCACATGATCGGTCTGACTGGCCACGCTATGCGGATCAGCGCATCGCCCTTGATTGCGGCGGTGTGTTCGATCCCACTTTCAGTCACCTGCCTCAGTGCCTGCGTGTCGGGCACTGTATCGGTCTGACTGACCGGAATGTGCATTTGCACTTTTTTCATTTGTCTGAGGAGACACATCATGAACTTATCTACAGCACGCGAGATCGTTCTCGCATCGATTAAGTCTAATCAAGCCATCGCGGCTAAAGGCGCTCGCTCAAGCCAGTACGTCACTCCCATGCTTTGGGGTGTTGCAGGTGCGGGTAAAACATCAGTGGTTGAGCAGATTGCTGAGCATCTCGACATCGAGTGCCGCATAGTGATCTTTGCTCAGTATGACGCAGGTGAGCTTGCAGGCTTCCCTATCTTGAAGGATGGCGAAATGTTTCGGGCTCGCCCTGCATACCTGCCACTGGAAGGCGAGGGCATCCTGTTCTGCGATGAGCTTCCACAGGCGCCAGTGGCCAACCAGAACGTGGCGGCTCAGCTTGTGAATGAGCGCCGCATTGGTGAGCATAAGTTGGGTGATGGATGGTCCATCGTTTGCGCGGGCAACGACATGTCACACCGTGCAGGCACTAATGCCATGCCATCGCATCTCAAGGACCGCCTACTGCACCTCGAGATCGAGCCTCAGCTTGATGACGCGATTCACTACATGAACGCCAATGGCGTGCGTCCTGAGGTCACAGGCTTCCTGAACTTCATGCCTGATCACCTATCCAAGTTCGACAAGGACGCCAAGGCGTGCCCATCACCACGGTCATGGGAGAAGGTGTCTAACATCATCTCTTGGGGTCTCGATGAGTCTGCTGAGTATCAGGCGATCATCGGTCAGGTTGGTGACGGCTCAGCGGCCAACTTCAAGTCGTTCCTGAACGTGTTCCGCGAGCTCCCTGATCCTGAGCTTCCACTCAAGGACCCAGAGAACGCTCCTATCCCTGAGGATCCATCGGTCATGTATGCGGTGTGCTCAGGGCTCGCGTATCGGGTGAACAAGAACAACTCAGCCAACTTCATGGCGTACCTCAAGCGGATCCCTCAGCAGGAGTTCAGCGCGTTCGCTGTGAAGTCTGCTCTGGCCCGTTATGACGGCCTGAAGAAGGAGCCTGCGTTGCGCGACTGGATTCTGTCTGGCGGTGCGGAGTTGGTTCTGTGAGTTCAGTTCAAAGGTTCGAGATGGAAGGCAACCTGATCTTTCTTGTGGACGTTGAGGTCCTCGAGTCTGGATCGGTTGTCTGTCACAGTCGTGACTTATGGTGCGAGGCAGTGGACCGCAATATGGCGCGGTACATCTGCTTTGCGTTGAACAAAGTTGGAGTATCGGAGGTGCTCAATGGAAGCAACCAAGATCATAGCTAGGGCCAAGACGCACCTGATGTTGCGTCAGCCTTTCTTCGGCTCTCTTGCCATGTCCTTGCCGTTTATCGAGGACAGTGAGATTCCTACCATGTGCACTGATGGCAAGTCAGTGCGCTTCAACCCAGAGTTCGTTCTCAAGTACAGCATCGATGAGATCGAGGGCGTCATCGCTCATGAAGTAATGCACGTTGCACTACAGCACCCACTGCGTATCGGTGAGCGTGATCATGAGGTCTGGAATATGGCCACTGACTACGCGATCAACTTGATTGTGGTTGATTCGGGCTTGAAGATTCCTGATTGCGGCCTGCTTGATATCCAGTACCGTGGCATGTCCGCTGAGGCGATCTACCCTCGCCTGCTTCAGGATAAGCCTGAGCCAGAAGATGGTTGGGACTTTGGCGGTATCGGCAAGCCTTCCAATGAGGACGGCTCGCAGATGACGGAGGGTGAGATCGATGCTCTTGGTGCTGAGATCAACGTCAAGGTCCTACAGGCACACGCTTCTGCCAAGATGCAGGGCAAGCTCCCTGCAGGTATTGACGGCCTGATCGAGGACATCTCAAAGCCCAAGGTTGACTGGCGCGATAAGCTCCGGACATTCATCGGCGGTGATCAGCCGGACGACTACTCATGGCGCCGTCCTAACCGTAAGTTCTACAGCTCCTATGGCATCTACATGCCGTCTGTTGATCACTACGGTGCAGGGCACGTTGTCGTTGGTGTGGACACATCTCGTTCGGTCTCCGATCTTGAGCTGTCTCAGTTCCTTGGTGAGATCAATGCGATCGCTGAGGACATGCAACCCAAGTCGGTGACAGTGATTGGCTGTGACGCTGAGATCCAGTCAGTGACTGAGTACGGTCAGGGCGATACAATCGAGACCCTGAACTCGAGCGGGCGTGGCGGTACATTGGTGTCGCCTGTATTTGAGTTGGTTGCAGAGCGTGATCTGCAGTGCGACTCATTCATCTACTTCACAGACCTGCACGTCTGGGACTTCCCTGACAATGCTCCTGACTATCCTGTGTTGTGGGTATCAACGGACGCTGATGAAGCGCCCTTCGGAGAAGTGGTCAGTGCCAAAGTGCACTGATCATTTTGTTCAATTGCACTTTTTTGGAGAACAACATGACTGACATTCATGACACTGCTATCAAGCAGGCAATACGGGTGCTTGTAGATCACTGTGTGATTCGGGCTGAGGACATCGAGTATCGTGCGAACAATTACATCGCAGATCCAGACACGTTGGCTGAGATGCACAGCGATGTCGCGGAGATCAAGAATGCTGTGAAGTTCCTCAAGGATTCGGCGATGGTTGGAGATCGGTCTCCGCATATTGCTGACTCATTCATCGAGCACATCAGGAGGAAGCTATGAACGATCCAGTGCTCACTCTGTTCATCTTTGCCGTGTTCATCACGGCAGGGATTGCGTCAATGTTCATCGGCGCTTTATTTAGATGGCTGTTGAATAAGTTTAACTGGAGAGATGATGATAATTGGAGAAATGATGAGAGGTTATAAAGACTACTACGCTGATGAATGGGAAGACAGATACAGCGAATACGATGACTACGATGGCTACAAAACATGGACCACTGGGGACATGGACCTGCCTGACGTTGTCCTGTTTCGCTCTGCATTCTCTGACGTATCAGGTGCGCTAGAGCAACTCGATGTGATGCTCGAGGAGATTGGTATCAACCCTAGGGCGAGCGACTCAAGTATCGTGATCGGTGATCTAACGATCGATCAAGTACTGGGCATCGCTCGCGAGGTTGTCACCCTACAGCGCAAAATGTCTAACGCACGATCAGCTCTAGATCGAGTCAATGATCGCGTGATCACTGCTCAAGAGCAGGCACGCAAGGTTGAGAAAACAATCAATGCACTGGAGAGTTAACTATGGAGTACTCAACAGGGATGACAGCACATGTCCTAGTGTGGGCAGTGCCTGTCTTGGTCATCGCCTACATCTTGTGGAGCGATGAAGATAAGTGGAAGTTCTAGTCTGAGGAGACTGTTATGAATACGCAAAAATACAACTCACTACTGGAGATCAAGGCCGCATTAGACAGAATGTTCGAACGGTTTAATGTGCCTTCGTATTTCAAAAAATCTATTGCGGATGATTCGTACTGTGCTAGGTCCAATGAATGGGCTGAAGAGTGTGAGAGAAAGTACGGAGACTACTCGAGCTCATTTCTGGCCTCTATGAAAAAATACTCAGAGATGATTAAGGAGATCAGGTCTGAGTCTCGATCGATGCCGACACCAAGCTTCGAGAAGAAGATTGAAACGGCTTGTCGCAGATGCCAATCAAAGCTCTCTGAAGTGCTGTATGCCAATGAAGGAAGGGCCTATGACTGGTACTACAGTGTTGCATTTAACTCACTTGATAGTCACAACTCACGGCGTCCACATGTAAATATTATGGGCAAGACGTACTCCGGAGCCTACAAGTGTCGAATGAACGTGACTCCTGCATGGGAGAAGCGAGTCGGCATCAACAGGGGATGCTTCACGTTGAATGGCACTCGCACATTTATGCTTGATTCAGAGGAGTTCAGTCACCCTGCTCTTAATGATCAAGGTGTCACCTGTTTGCGTGCCAAGGTGTTCGGGGTCATGGGTGATGCTGTGTACAAGCATCTTAGTTCGCGCATTCAAAATGAAATTGTGGACGCTGAGAGCGGGCGCGAAAGAGCAGAAGCCGTGGACAAGAGTGCGGATCTAAAATTGCGCTATGAAGAGAAGCACCCAGTAGAGTACACTGCATACTACCTCGAGCACACGATGCTCAAGAATGAGGATGGCACGCCAGTGTTTGCTGTTGGTGTCACGGTAGATAAAGCCAAAGCTTTGATGGATCGCCGTATCAAAGCTGAAACGATTCGGGCTTTAGGATTATAGGGGAGGCAGGAGTTTCCTCGTGCGTGATGGCAACACGCTGAAGGCGGGGGATGTCTTGCTGATTCGTGCCCCTTGAATATAGAGCGGATCAGAGAGGTTAAACCGTCCTGCCTGTCGGACTAAGGTCATGCTTAGTGCCTTACTGGCGTCCGGCTCATAACACGGTTAATCCCCTGAATAGCCTGCCTGCTCATGCTCCGCATGGGCGGGCATTTTTTTTGTTCAATTGCACCTTTTACCAGATCTGGTAGAAGCGATCCAAAACTTTCACACCTTCCTTGACCAGAGATAGATCGTAATCTTTGGGCTCATCCAAACCCAAGTCCATCATCATGGTGTCGAGCTCGATGCTGTGGTCCTGAAATGAATTTCTAATCTTTGATAACTTCTTCCACGCGATGGCTTCGCGTTGAGTTCCTGAGGTCGGCATGTTCGTGTGACTCTTCACCTCGAACGTCTGCGGAGGGAGCGAGAATAATCTCACGTTGTGGATGTCATGAATGAACTGCTCCAATGTAGCGTGTTCATCCAGATCAATCTCTTGTCTCAACAGCATGCGGTCAATCTCCCACATGCTGTCGTTCTTCTTTGGCTCAGAACGGGACATCTGCTTTGATGTATTGCTTTTTTCCGCCGTAGTGGTCACCGAAATATGTGTCATTGTAATCCCTGTACGTTGATGACTTCGCATCATAGGTCAGCTTACACTCACCCTGCTTCCCTACCCAAGAGAACCTGCACTTCCACACATGAATCTCTGTGGTTGAACTATTATAGTCTGGGCGGTGGACGGTGATGCCGCAATCTGCCTTCGCAAACCATGCGGCTGATCCAGATATGTCGTATCCCTTCGGCACTGGGGTCTTGCCATTCTCTTTCTGTAGCTTTGTTGGGTGTGCCACGAACCAGATGTGAACGCCGTAGCTCTGCGCGAATGCGCACACTCGAGTCAGCATCTCGCTGATCCAGTCTGTCTCTGACAAATTATGGTCTCGTGCGATGTAGTTGTACGGATCAATGACCGCACCTCTCACACCATGACGCATCACCGCGATCTTCAATCTCTCAAGGATGTCATCCAGTGATGCGAGCTTTGCATCTTTGTAGGAAAGGAACGTGAAGTGCTCGTCGATAAACTCAAGCGACTCATCCAGTTCTTCTTCAGTCATGCGTGGAGTTGGACCCTCAAAGAACGGCTTCTCTTCTACCTTCGACAGGAGCTTGGCAATGTGTAGTCTTGGTTCGTTCTCAAAACTGCAGATCGCAAACTTCATTCCAAGGTTCCTTGCCATGTTGATCATTAACTGATCAACGAACTCAGACTTCCCTGATGAAGGCACTCCAGTGACCACTGTCAACTGCCCCTCGACTACACTATACAGTTCATCCAGATCCTTGTACCCAGTCTCCGCCCCTTTGCCTACACCATGAGCGTAGATGTCACGAACAGACTCTGCAAAGTGCTTAGCATCATAGATGCCTGCAATCGGCCATGGTTTACAGTTTACAACCAATTCCTGAAGGAACTCAGGGCCGTGCTCAGAGAGAACATCGTTCGCATCCTTACATCCTTCAGGCCACTCAACCTTCCAACATCTATCCTTGCCAATGCGGCGAGCGATCTCTTCGGCCATCGTCTGGCCTGCCTTGTCTGCATCTGTCGCGATGACAATCTTCTCTGCAGAATCTATAAAATCTTTTGAGTCCCATAGGAATGAGAACGACTTATCTTCTCGCGGGTCGATTGATCCATTGGATAGCTTGTTTACTGCACCGTTTGGGACGCTGACCACTGATGTCATGCCTGCCTCGATCAGGGATAGCGCGTCCATTTCACCCTCGCAGATGATCATGATGTCATTCGGCTCGATGCTGTCCATGTTGAAGAACGTGCGCAGTGCAGTTGTGCAGGAGAATCCCTTGGAGGTAAGAGATCTCATCTTGGCTCCCTTCTCAGTGCCGTTCTCGTAGTAAGGGAACCCAATGCACGGGACCTTCGCTCCCTCTGCGTTGATCCAGTGGTTGGTGGAGAATATGTTCAGTGCTTTTGCTGTCGATTCTGAAATGCCTCGGGCGTCCAACCAATCCAGTGCGTCTTCCGTCAATGGCAGGTGGTCTACAGTTCTTACCTTAGCTTGTTCAAAATTGTGCACCTGCACTTTTGGTCTCCTTTCTCTGAACGGAATGACGCCATCTATCTTGCAGTGGTGACAGTTGTAGACCATGCGCTCGCCATCCACATTGATAGATAAACAGGGGTCTGATTTCTTTGATCGTGATCCTGAGCACGCAGGACACTTCTTCTTGTACTGCCCGATATCCAAATCGCGGGCGTACTGAGCCAGTGCTTCCTCAGTTGTCATGTAACCTCCCAGTTACAGTTGTTCTATTTGTTCAACTAATTTCTTGCAAAGGACCTGAGCTCTGATAGGCGTCTCATTCAAGACCTGTGCAAATACTTTTTTTATTGTGATCGGGTGGAGACTGGCCATCCCGCAGACAGTCTCAAAGTCTTCAGTCAGAAGCCATCGTGCAACAGGCACACGATTGTACCGCTTCTCACTTGCGGCATCATACAATGCTTGGGATATCACCGCTCTCCATAGTCTCAATGAGGATGTGTGATCTTGGATTATCTCTGTCGAGGTGCCAGTAAACATGCTTTACTTTGACTTGCCTGTCATTCTTGTAAATTTTTCCTTGCATTTCATCCAGTATCACCGACTCATCGAGGTCGGGTCTACGACTAGCGTAGAACACATGTAAGTGTACTACTAAATCTTCTTCAATCAAGTCATCCAGTTGGGGGCACTGCTCTGCGAATTTTTTGCAGTAGTCGAGGGCCTTCTGTGACTTGATGAAGCGTGGTCTCCCTTTGATACTTACCATTCTACGCGAATTTGCCTTGCTAGCAGGTTCGCCGATGATCCAGAAGGACAAGGATAATTTTTTTTGTTCAAGGGGTTGCATAGTTGTTCATACCTGTTAACATGTGTCATGGTTGTAAACCACGGGAGACATTATGATTATCACAAATAACCATGGAGTGCCAGAGCAGTTCATACGCTATGCACGCCACGACAAGTACTCTAAGGGGAAGGCTGACGTCAGTGTGACAACGCTGATTGATTCTCCCCGTATCTCTATGTTGCGAAAGATTCATGCCAACAAATTAGAGATGGATATCACCGACATGACGTACTCTCTTCTTGGGACTGCGTGTCACCACATTCTTGAGCAGTCTGAGCCTCTGCCTGATGAGGTCTATGAAGAACGTCTCTATACGGAGATGTTTGGGTGGACTCTTTCGGGCGCCATTGATGTGCAGAAATACGAACCTGATGGATCAATCACCATCATGGACTATAAGGTCTGTTCATCTTGGGCCGTCATGAATGACAAGCCCGAATGGGAAAGGCAGTTGAACTGCTACGCCTACCTTGTACAGAAGTGCAAGGACAAGCCTGTTAACGATCTACGCATTGTCGCCATTGTCAGAGACTGGTCTCGGCGACAGGCTCAATATTCTGCTGGCTACCCCGAAGCCAATATCCAAGTAATCGATGTGCCTTCATGGACGTTTGAGGAAAGACAAGATTACATTGGCAAGCGCATCACAGCGCATCAGGGTTGTCAGCAGAACTTAGACTTCACTGACCCGCTCCCTCTCTGTACGGACTCAGAGCGTTGGGCTAAGCCTGCGAAGTGGGCGGTCATGAAGAAGGGCCGCAAGTCTGCGGTCAAACTGTTTGATAGTGAGCGGGAAGCCTCGCTCTTTATCAATAACCAAGAAGGTGCAAATGCACTTTTTATCGAGCATCGCCCCGGAGAATTTACTCGGTGCAGTCAAAATTTCTGCGGTGTTGCTCAATTCTGTGATCAATACAAGGAGACGAGCAATGGCTGAAGCTATTGAAAAAATCATCGCTGATGAGATTGAAGCTTTGGATGAGAGGATGAGTTTTCAGGCCTACCACAGGGCTGTTCTTACGAGCCTTCTGTCCAAGATAAATTTAACAACCGGAGAGGTCAGCATATCAGGGACTGATATAGCTGAGGTAGTCGAAGATCTAGTGCCCGAAAAGGTCATCGAAGATCTAGTTCCCGTAGAGGTTATTGAAGAGCCTCAAAGTAATGACCAAAAGGTTGCGAAGAAGGTTGACCCAGATGTTGACTGGTTGGTCCCTCTGCCAATCTCATCGAAGCCAGAGGTCAACCGTATCAACAGGGCAAGGCGGCTTGAACTTTCTGTGATCGTTGCGAGAATGGTTAAATCTCAGGGTTACAAGAAGGTCGATGCGGTAAGAGAGCTCTACAGGAGGGGAGATATTAACCGCCACGAGTTTATTAATCTTCCTCGACAGATTAGTAGGTCGCATTTAGGATCTGATCATGACTTGTTATTTGAAGGAACAAAGTATGCCAACAAGAAGTAAGTCAGTTTGGGAGACCCTGTCTACGATCGACTGCTCTGGGCACACAGAGAAGAAGAACGGCTTTACCTATCTCGCATGGAGTTGGGCTTGGGAAACGCTGAAGAAGCATTACCCAACCGCTCGGTTCCAAAAGAGTCCTGTTGAGTACCTGCAGGATGGTACAGCAATCATCTCTGTGCGTGTATGGATTGATGACATTGAGGATGTGACTGAGGTGTTCCCAGTCATTGACTACAAGAACAATGCAATCAATAACCCAAACGCATTCC